GAGGCTATGAGCCAGAAAAACTTGATGACACGATACGCGGAATTAATGAGCAGAAAAGTGCTGATTATTCCCAAATGAAGCGTCATTTGAAGCCACATAAATATTAATAGGTATTAATATGCCCGCAATGCCAAGACCTAACACGAAGGCTACAAAGATTGCTTTTAAGATCATTGGTCGCCCGGCGAACTTTGATTATAAGCAGCCTAAGCCGATGCGTAAGGTAAATAAAAAGCTTCTCTTTGATGAGACAATACGGGTTAGATAAAAAAAGAGCGCCCTGTTACGAGCGCTCTTCTGGAATGTGCTATGGATGAAACACTATATTGGATTGGAGCGCCTAATGTTGACCCACGTCGACGGCAGGAGCTTGCAGATTCGAATATGATCTTTGAGGATCATACAAAAGTGGCCAATCTTTCGCCAAGGGTCATAAATCGTCAGTTTGACGCAAATAGATACCCTGAAAGACTGGCTATGTATAACCAAAGTCAGAGGAGGATTAGGTAGCGATGCTTGAGAAGGGACCGCAAAGACGGTTTTAGTATGATTTGCAAGGGATTGAGTGTTCCGACCGTAACAGACTTATCTCTTGAGTATTATTACATTGGAGTTTGTCATGTGTAATAACGTTTTGAATAAAAGTAGTGATTGTGGTTGCTGCAGAAGCGAACTCGATCTCGATAGATTGTGCTCGGATTGCATATTTGCAGGCTGTGGCAAAATAAAGCAAATCATAACTAACGATGTCTGTAGCCAGGCTGGTGAGATTAAGAAATTGTCTGCTGAAGATGCGACTCTTAATAATCTCTGCGTTCCTGGATCGGTGAAGGCCTCTCAGGTTTGGTCTACTAATTCGTATACCAACTCTTTGTGTGCGACGAATGCCAATATCGGTACGGCGTGTATCAGTAATTTGACCATCGGAAACTTTATGCCCTGCATTAAGCAACGAGCAACGGTTAATTACAGTGTTAATGCGGTGTATACTTTGGGAAACTTCCTCAATTTTACCAACATTGTGGATGATCCTAATGGGAATGTGACTCTCGTTCCTAATACAACCTATACAGCTCCGGTCGCTGGATACTACGATATTACCTTTAAGGTCAATGTAACAAATCTGGTGTCTTCCAGTGGCCCTATCTTGGGAATTCCGGTAGCCAATCCCCAGATCTATGTAAATGGTATGTTGGTTCGGGAAATGTATTCTCCATTCTTGTCATTCTTTAACACACAAAAAGTTATTCTTGATAGCTTGATAACTCTTCAACAGGGGGATCAGGTAACTATGAAGTATGACGTATTGGGTGGCAATGGAACTCCAGTGACGGGAACAGTTGATATCGGCGGCGCGGGTATTGAAGATGGTAACTCACTGTTCAAAATAATCCTGCTATCAGGATTGTGTGGCGGTGGAGATCAAAATCCATGTCCGATGTGTCCTGCCGTTACTATCCCATGTGTTCCCTTTACTACGCCATGTCTGCCGCTCGGATCAGGAAATGTTCCCAATCCTTGTGAATCATGCCAATAAAGGATAAAAGTGAAAAAAAAGATGCTTAAAAAAGCTAAAAAAGAATACAAAAAAGCTGATAAAGAGTATGCAAAAGCCCATGAGTCTAAGCCTGCGCAAAAGAAGGTGAAGAAAGTCATGGAGGAGTTTAAGGCAGGTAAATTACACAGTGGATCTAAAAAGGGTCCTAAAGTAACTAATCCTAAACAGGCTATTGCAATAGGTCTTTCTGAGGCCAGAAAATCGGGAGCGAAGATTCCTAAGAAACGTAAATAAAAACCCCTCCCGGTTGATAAGGAGGGGATGATACGAGCACATGAGCCATCCCATGCATGAATCAGCCGGTATATTAATCAAGATTAATAATTAGCACAATAAAATTATCGTGATATAGTACCACCACACTAAAGGAGATTGATTGTGCATAAGACGGTTGGTGAAGTATCTTTAGAATTATCGCAAAAGCCCGTTGAGTCTCAAGATCCAATTGAGCTCCAAAGGGAAATGACGCAGGATTACCTTAGAAATCTTCTTGAGTGTGTTGAGTCATTTCGTGAAACAACCATGGGAGATTTCTATGTTATCGTCATTACTAAGAACGAAAGACTAATGCCTAATGTCTTTAGGAACTATTTCACCGCAAGGTATAGCTGCCCTACTCCTGAATATGACCAAGCGGTATATAAATTTGATAGCGAGGGTGAAGAAATCACTCTCTTGTGGGTTATCCCTTCCAAAGACGCGTGTATACATCTGCGCGCCAACGCTCCCCGAGTTCATGAATCCGAAAAGCAATTATTACAGTATGTGTTAGATTTTGCGGATGAAACGCTCTATCATCTGAGTAAGAAGCTTAACAGTGAATCTAAAGAAACTCCTCTGATCGTCGAAGGATAAATGTATGAGTGACTGGCAATTGAATCAAGACAAGGGAATCGCCCCACAAATAGCCATGCCGCCCCTTCCCCCTGAAGAACCACAGCAACCAGAACCAGTTCAAGAAGTTGCCCAAGAGCAGGAATCATCTGTCGCGCAAGAAGAGCAACCAGTAGATCAATCTATAGCGCAAGAAACCCGTAAGTATGACAATGATCGTAATATACGTGCCATACGCGAAGAAGCGCGTCGCTTAAAAGCCGAGAATGAAAGACTTATTAGGGAAAGTCAGCAAAGATCAGCAAAGCCTCAAGAAGATGAATCAGAATATGATTTAAGGTCCGACGATATAGCAGAAGGTAAGCATCTTAATAAGGTAAACCAGAAGATTCGTCAGCTTGAATCAAAGCTTGAAATGTCTAATATCGAACTGAGACTCAAATCTCAATTTCCTGACTTTGATCGCGTTGTTACACAGGATTCCTTACAGCAGCTACAAGATGAGCACCCTGAAATATATCAGACGATATACTCCAGTAATGACATGTACAACAAAGCCGCCTCGGCCTATACTATCATGAAGAAATTAAAGATCGGTGTTCCTGATGAGTCTGAAAGAGAGCGACAGCAAGCGCTCAAGAATGCTGTAAAGCCAAGAACGGTTACCAGTATATCTCCTCAGCAAGGAAACACTCCCCTGTCTCAGGCTAATGCTTTTGCCAATGGGTTAACAGCTGAGTTGCAAGCACAGCTCATTAAAGAGATGAACACGGCTCGTAAGGGCTACTAAATTATCCCGAGTGTGGACGCAAGCGCTTCATTACTACTCTCCTTGGGGGCTACAATAAGTTGGTACCTATTGTAGCCCTTTTTTTGGATAGATTTTGGTGTAAAATAAGCATCCCTCTGTAGGTGAAGACACAAATGCTCCTATAAGTAACAGAGGGATTAGTGGTTAGACCGTCGGGACTGATGTATCCCGGCGGTTTTTAGTAATAGGCATGTAGTTTATACAACTTTTACATTATCAACCACTTGATGTATAACACTTATTGAACCGAATCTGAGCGTCGTTCACTCAAATTCAACTCGGACTGAATTGGGATGTCGTCCTCCCACGGCTGAATTCCGGTCTCGCCCATCGGGTGACGCACGTATGCCTCGTCAGCATAGTAATACTTAATATCCAATATTGAGGAAAAGCTATGTCTATAACGACAACTAGCACTTTACCTGCACCAGTGCAGCAAAGTTTTAGCTATAAGCTTCTTTCGGTACCTGTGCCGAATATGATCCATAAAATTCCTGCGATGAAGAAGAATATGCCCCGTAATGGTGGTACGACTCTTCGTATGCGTAGGTATAACCCTTTAAACACGGCGATGGTGCCATTAGGCAACTCTGGCGTGACTCCCCCTCCGCAAAATCTAACCGCTGTGGACATCGACGCGAAGATCTCGTTTTACGGGACATATGTTGTGCTAAATGAACAGGTGACATTGCAAAACCAAGACCCTGTTCTCAATGAATGCGCAGCGAGGCTAGGGGTTTCGCTCCGTCAAACAGAAGATCAGTTAACGCGTGATATGTTGGCATCAACAGCATCATTTATTAACTGTACGGGTGGCGTAAATGGAGACAATCCGACCGAAATAACTCGCTCAGACGTTGATCAAGTGGTTCGTTCATTGCTTAACAACAATGCGTATACCATCATGGACAACATTGAAGGTGAAGATAAATTCGGTACAGCTCCGGTTCGTGATGCGTACTTCGCATTATGTTCTACTCAGCTGACGGGCAACCTGGATGCGGTTAATGGTTTCATTCAGAAGAACCAATATCCTGCGCCTATGAATGCTTTACGCTCTGAGTGGGGCGCTATTGGTAACTTGAGGTTCTTGATCTCTTCGATCGGATCACAAATTGCTAATGCCTCAAACTTGGGCAATACGGTGTTTAATATCTTCTGTGTGGGGATGGAGGCCTATGCCTGTATCGAGCAAGATGGATATTCTGCATCGTTCATTTACCGTCCGCCTATTTATGATGGTCCATTGGCTCTCAATGCTTCCGTCGGCTATAAGTTCGCAGAGGTCCCTCGGATCACTAACGACTTGTGGGTTATAAACTTACGCGCTACACAAGCTTAAGGAGTAAACCATGGATGGAACTATATTAGGGCAAGGAACTTTTGTTTCTACTCCTATTGCTGCAAGCGGCTTAGGCGCAGTAACTACCTATGCCGTCCCCTACACTGTTCAGATCCCTTCTAATGCTGATTGGATGATCGTACGTAACTATTCGCGTTATGGAGCAGTTGGTGTCACTACGGCCAACTTCCAAGGAACTGCGAATGGTTCTATAGGTATTGAGTTCTTTTGGCAAAGAGGTATGGCGGCTGGAACAGGTACTGTTATTTATAAAGGTGCTACAACTGCTGTTCTTTCGTCTGACACGCTTGTCTCGGGCGGATTCACCATTTACGACCCATCTGGTCAATCTGCAGGGTCATACCCATTAGTAAGCGCTGCAGTTGCAACTACAGCATCTACCAATGCGACACGGCCTGTGGTATCCACAGGTAGCACAACCGGATTGTCTGTTGGATCTGTTGTCCGTATGAGTAATACCGCTCAGACGGATGTTGACGGTGTTGACATGGTAGTGGGTGCAGTTACTGCTGGATCAGCCTTTACGTTATTAACTGCTACCAACGCTTTAGCTACAGCTCCTGGTGCTATTGGTGGTGCTGGTTTCTACCGCATTATCAATGTTGATCCTCTGTATTATCCACGTCGTCGTTTCATTACCAATATTACTCAAGCAGTTAACGCAAATGTTAGCACTTCAGTATCTCATGGGATGACTCCTGGTCAGGCGATTCGCTTTAACATTCCGACGGTATCAGGAATGATTCAGCTGAATCCTACCGCTCAGAATAACTACGTGACGGCTACAGTTGTTACGGTGGTAGATGCGTATAACTTCACTATCAATATTGATACGACTGGTTATACAGCGTTTACATTCCCAACGATTGCTCAGCAACCAAGTTCATTCCCAGAAATGACCCCAGTGGGCGAAGATACTGCTACGGCATTAGCTTCTAACACTGCCCAAGTCCCTCTGGATGCTTTGGGTAATCCAATCTTCAATGCTAATAGCGGTATCCTTGCGGATTCTACCATTAACGTTGGATATCTTGGAATGATCCTTGGATCTGGTGGTAATGGTACTGCTCTTGGTACACCTATTCTCGGCCCTGCCGGTAGTGGTTCAACAAGCAATACTGGTGTGATTAGCGCTCCCGATACTATGTATTGGGTAGCTGGTAAATCGACGTACGGCGGACTATAACAGGTATGACCGGGTGGATCTTTCTAGGGGGTCCACCCTTTTAAAAAGGATTAATATGGAAATGGATATAAAAGATACTGCTCCTGTTAAAGAGAAATCTGTAAAACCTAAGGGTCTGGAGTACCAAAGAGCCCAGGACCGTGAAATTGTTCGCGGAATATTCCACTATTACGAAGTACCCGGCGGATGCATGTCATTTGTATTTCATAAATATAAAGGTGATCCGGTAGAGCGTTATGATCTATTAGATGGCCATCAATATTCGTTGCCTTTGGGTGTTGCCAAGCATTTGAACGGTAACTGTAATTATCCTATACATGGATACATGACGGATGAGCACGGCAAACCTTCAATGCGCGTTAATGAGAAGGTTCATCGTACGGGATTTCAGAGTCTAGAATTTATAGATATTGCAGATTTGCCACAACCGGGTAAGTCTATAATAAACGTTCAACATCTATAGGTTTGTTATGTGTCCCTACACGCCGAGTTATTCCTATCCGTTTCCGGTATATCAACCGGCAATGCGTATTATATCCAATATCACTAACGGATTTCCGGCGGTAGTGACAACAACCATAAATCACCAATACCTGGATGGGACTATTGTGCGATTAATGGTCCCTCTGGGTTTTGGTATGACACAGGCAAATCAATTAACGGGAAGTATTATTGTTTTAACTAATACGACTTTTTCGGTGGACATTGATACAACATTTTTTGATGTTTTTATTTTACCTTCATCGTTCCCCTTAGACTATAATAATGCCCAGGTGATACCTATCGGCGAGGATAATGACACGCTTAAGGCGGCCACCAATAACGTATTACCATACTGAGGGCAACCTATGGCAGTTCCGGCAACCAATACACTGGCTACGATAGAGCAGAAAGTTCGTCGATTAACTCGTAGTCCGTCTGAAGCGCAACTCACTACTGATCAGTTGGATCAGTATATTAATACGTTCATCGCATACGACGTACCGGAACACTTACGATTATTTAATCTAAGAACAACATTTACCTTTTATACAGAGCCATTTGTTGATGTTTACGAATCTTCGACGGATCCTACGAGTCCACTGTATCAATTTGTACAGCAGTATCTTACGGTTCATCCGCCTATTTATATAGCAGGATTCCAGTCTTTTTATACGCAATCCCGTCAAGAGTTCTTTAATATATATCCTAAGATCAACAGTATTTCGAGCATTCCTGGCATAGGTAATGGTATTAACACCCAATTTAGCGGGGTAGTTAATACTAGTCAGACAGTGGTACCGCCTAATAGCACTCAGCTGACCTGTATACTTCGCAACGAAGTGTTATTTAGTTCGGTAGATACTGCGGGTAACGGATTGGCTATGATCGATTATCCGATCAGTCCTCTCATTGGAAACTTGTATGTTCCTGGCGGGGCTCCCACTTCGACCACCATACAAGATCCTATTAACTACATAAACTATGTTACCGGCGCATTTACGGTGACATTCCCTACGGCTCCTGCAGTAGGGGTCCTCATAAATAGCCAGGTGGTATTCCAGGCGCCAACCCGTCCTGTGGCTATGTGTTTTTATGATGGAAAGTTTATCCTGCGTCCGGTTCCAGACCAGCCTTATCGCGTTCAGATGGAAGTGTACCAGAGGCCAACTCAATTACTTTCATCTAGCCAAAGTCCGCAGTTGGAAGAATGGTGGCAATATTTTGCTTATGGAGCAGCAAAGAAAGTATTTGAAGATCGTATGGACATGGATAGTGTTCAGCTGATCATGCCCGAGTTTAAGAAACAAGAAAATTTAATACAAAGAAGAACCATTGTTCAGTACACCAATGATCGAACGGCGACTATCTACACAGATCAGACCGCGCTCGGCATGGGTTATAACGGCTGGGGATGGGGCGGAGGTTTATTTTAATGAAAATTTCACCAAGTGCACCAACTACTATGGCAACTGGATTGGATACAACAACGTTAGTTTTATTGGGTGGTTTATTGGTAGTCGCTATAGCAATAGCTATCTATATATACATGGATAATAGAAATATAGGACAATAATATGCCATTTATCCCAAATATACCTCAGCCGACTGACGATATATCGGTATCTCAGGGACAGATACTTAACAACTTTACGATATTGGGCGCTATAGCCGGCAATACTAACGCTTCCAGCTCTAGCTTAAATGCTAATTCCGGATTTAACTGGGTATATCTGCCGCCTCAGGGGGCAACTCCTCCCCCGGCAGCCCTATTTCCTGCAGGAAATATAGGCCTCTATTCGGCTTCGGATACATTAAGCGGTCAGAATGAGCTGTACGTCAATAAGACTAATCAAGCAACTGTCGTACAAGTTCCCATGACGGGATCCATACTAAGCTCAACTTCAACTCCCGCCAATAACTCAAATGGATGGACTTATACTCCTTCAGGTTTATTGATTATGTGGGGTAAGGCTGATACGGGAAATACCGCAGCAGGATCATATGTGATTACTCTTCCGGTTGGGTTCCCTCAGTTCTCCCGTATATTCAATCTGATGCTTACGCCTATTGCACTGGGATCCGCAGACCCAAACTCCTCGTACAATGCCCAGGCGGTATTAACGGCCGGACAAAACTTTACCGTGTATCAATCGCGAAGAACATCAGCAGCATCAAGTACAAGCTTCACTCAGTTCTTTTGGCAGGCCATCGGCATCCCAACGGCTTACTAGGAATCACAAATGGCATTTGATCGCTTTCTAATCGCACCATTTAATACCGGATTGCAAACAGATTTAAAACCCTTCCTCGTATTGGATGATGCGTTCACCGAACTTCAGAACGCTTATGTATTCAGGGGAAGAGTTAGGAAGCGTTTCGGGTCATTGGTCATGGGGTCCAACGTACTTACCAGTAGACTTCGGGTAAATATTGGCACTACGGATGCCTCGGGAGACTTGGCATTCACTACCCTTCCGGGGAATGTACTGGAAATTGGAGCTATGTTTTCCATAGGGGCTACTATTTTAACTGTCTATCAGGTTCCAACAGTAGTGGGCGCTGGGGGGGATCTTCCTACACTAAGCAATACAACTACCGTGGGGACGCTCAGACTTTTGTCAACGCCTCCTAATGTGTACCAACTACAAGTTAGCGGTAGTGATATAGCGATAGCTCTCACTACCGTGTACTGGTATCCCGGTTTGCCAGTGATGGGCATAACCCAATATGAGACCGGTGCTATCAACAACCACCCAACCTATGCATTTGATACTAAGTTCGTATACCTCTATACGCCGGCAAGCGGGTGGAATAGATCGGGTACCGCCGTTTGGCACGGAACTGACACTAACTTTTTCTGGTCTACCAATTGGCAGGCAGATCCTGGATCTGTAGTACTATTCACTACAAACTTTAATGCGACAGTTCCGACTCCTGCAGCTACCGATGACCCTATTTGGTATACTGTTGATGGATCTACATGGGTTGCTGCAAGTGGCGCTAATGCATTTTACTTCAGGCCTGCCGGTGGCGCCGTCCACACGGGGGCATACGTAAAGACCGCTCGAATAATAGTGCCATTTAAGAATAGATTAGTTCTTCTTAATACCATCGAGAATGATAATAGCGGTGGGGCGGGCGTAAATACCGCTTATCCCGGTCGAGCTCGTTGGTCATGGTACGGAAATCCTTTCGCTGTCAATGCATGGTATGAATGGAATCAATTAGATTCGTTGGGTAATCCTGGAGCGGGCGGAACGGCAATTGATGCGGCCACCGATGAGCAAATCATAAGCGCTGAGTTTATAAAAGATCGCCTGATAGTCTACTTTGAAAGATCTACCTGGGAGCTCGTTTTTACGGGTAACCAAGTAACACCTTTTGCCTTTCAGAAGATCAATACCGAGCTGGGATCGCAATCCACGTTCAGCACAGTGCCCTTTGATAAGCAAGTCCTTACCGTTGGCAACACCGGAATACATTCGTGCAATGGATCAAACGTCGTTCGTATTGATGATAAGATACCTAATGAAGTCTTTGATAGCTTTGAGACCAAAAATAATGCCACGATACGCACTGCGGGTATTCGCGACTACTACAACGAGCTAGCATTTTGGACTTTTGTTGAGACAACATCAACTGCTACTCAGACATATCCCAACCAACTCTTGATCTATAACTACAAGAATGGTTCATGGGCTCTCTTTGATGATTGCTTCACGACCTTTGGGTATTTTGAGCAGCAAGTGGATCTAACTTGGGCTACCACTAACTCAACCTGGGCAAACTTCAGTGGCTCGTGGACTTCTAATATCATAGCGGCTAATCAGCGCCAGATACTTGCAGGAAACCAAGTGGGATTTGTCTTGAGAATATCATCGGATATATCTCGCAATGCGCCGTCTTTGCAGATCAGTAATATAACGAACGATAGTGTAACTCCGACCAACCCGTGGGTGAATGGCAATGGGAAGTTGCTTCTTACCATTAAGAATCATAACTTTTCAGCAGACAACTCTGAAGGATTTACCGAAAATTCTGACTTTATATTCATCGAGAATGTGACGGGTGATGTATTTACTGAGACCGTCCTGAATGGATCTATATTTCCTGTGGAATTTGTAGATGTAAATACCATACGTATTGATACTAATCCCACTCGGTATGGACTTATATTGACCGATGGAGAGTATACCGGAGGCGGAACCGCGGCCCGCGTATCCAACATACAGATAGCCACCAAGCAGATTAATCCCTACATGAAGTCTGACCGGAATGTATTTCTGCATAAGGTAGACTTTGCGGTACAAAAAACGGGTTCGATTCAGCTCATAAACGATGAATATGTGATAACTGGTGGAGAAATAACGGTCGATTATTATCCTTCAGACAGCTCCGTATCTATGATACAGGGCGGCCTTGCAACTGCTTCTATAATGGGTAACTCGGTATTGGAAACCAAGCCGTATAGCCCCGTATATTATCCGCTTGAACAGTTCCAGGATAGGCTATGGCACCCGATATATTTCCAAAGTTCGGGAAATTGTATCCAGCTGTATCTATATATGACTACTAATCAAATGGTAGTGCCTTCCATATCAATGTCAGACTTTGAACTCGAGGCGCTCGTTTTCTACACACAGCCAACAACCTCTAGGATGATGTAATGGCCGACGCAACACAATTTGGTGCTTATGTTCCAACGACCAGTGTATACGACGTTATATCTCAAATTAATGAGACGGATGTAAGTTCTCCAGAGTTTAAAGAGCTCTTGGTTCGTATGTATCAGAACCTTAATCTCATGGCTTTGGTGCTGAATGTTAAAGACACGGGTATCTATCAAAACCAAGAGTTTGTGAATGGTCAGACATTCTTTAGTAATCCAGCGCTGAGCTCGCAGACATCTCAGCAGCCCACCCAGCGCCAAGTGTTTAGAATGGTGATTAACTTTGGAGCTCTCCCAAATACAGCGACTAAGCTGGTGCCACATAATATATCAACCAATCTTGCAGTAACCTTTACTCGCATATATGCCACGGCAAGTGACACCACTACGCTAGCCTATATACCCATACCTTATGCTGATGCTGCGGGTACTGATAATATACAAATCCGTATAACTCCGACCGACGTGGCTATTACTACGGTATCTGATAGAACTAACTTTAATGTCACATATGTGATACTCGAATATCTTAAAAATTAGGATTGATATGGCAGATGCAGGAAGAGCCCTTAGGTCGGCAGTTAAAGGTGCAAATTACGGAGGATCCGTAGGGTCTTTTATACCTGGAGTTGGAACGGCAATAGGGACAGGAGTGGGGACCATAGGCGGCCTTCTCTATGATTGGTTTGGTGGCAACAAACACAAAGAGAATCCTGGTCCTGTAGGATCAAAAAATAATCCAGTACCATATCCTTCAAGAAATAATGGTACACCCGGGCAGACCCAACAATCCAGCCCTTTCGGCGGCATATTTGATAGAACTCCCGGGCAATCCATTCCTAATCTGACGCCTCAGCAACAGGCGCTTCAGGATCTAAATCTTAAACTAGCCCAGGGCATAATCAGCGGCGAGGGCGGTCTTAATCCTATAGCAAAGCAGGCCCAGAGAAGATTCCAAACAGAAACAGTTCCTTCGCTGGCCAATAGATTTTCTTCTTTGACCAATACTCCCAATTTATTATCATCTCCAGCGTTTCAGGGTCAAGCTCTGGGAGCCGGGGCTCAATTAGATCAGGATCTTGCGGCTCAACAGTATGGACTATACGCCCTCTTATCCAATCTGGGTAACCAGGGTGAGAACATATATAAGAAGGAACAGCCTTCATTTGCTGAAAATACTGCCAATGCTGTTGCCCAGTATGGTCCTCAGTGGATTCAGTTGTTTATGGATTACCTAGACCAAAACAAATCAAGGGGCTCTCAGGAGCCATGGTCAGCCAGCCAGGAGCTGCTACCTACGGGTTATAAGTTTGGCGGAAATCCATTGCCTCAGACAGTTAATCCGTTCACCCAGCAGGAATATGGAGCCATGTCCCCACAGGGTGCTCCAAGGATGAGCGGAAGCGGTAATGAACTGCAGGCAATCATCGAATATTTATCGAAAGGATATTGATATGGCCACAATATTAGACATACCATCAATAGGTGGCAGACTGGGCGCATCCTTCGGAACTGGGTTGCAAGCGCTCGCTCAGCATAAGATAAATGAACTTATGGCTCGAGGTGTGCAGCAGAAAAGTCAGCAAAGATTCGAGCAGGGAGGATTTCCTAAAGACATAGCGGGGTTTCTTTCTGGATATACTCCTGATCAGCAAGTAGATCTGATAAAGGCTTTAAGTCAGTCAGGTGCTCTTGCGTCTCTACAAGAACAGCAATCTGCTCAATCCGAGGGAAATACATCAGGATCAGAGGGAAAACTTGGTCCCCAGGGATCAAATAAGTCATCTGGGGCATTTGGAGCGTTCACACAATTACCATTAAGGGAGCAACGAGATAGGCGTGAAGAATCTAGGAAGATACAGCAGTATATAGATAAGAAAAATTCCCCTATCGTTAAGGACCTGCGTGATAATAGACCTGTAGCCCAATCTATTAAAGATGATGTTGCAGAGGCACGAAAACTATTGGAAAATCCTGATATACAATCTGGATACTTCGCTTCAAAATATCCTAAAGAATTATGGAGTGCGCCGACTCAGCGTTTGGCGCAGATATATGAACGTCTTGCCTTATCCGAAGTTGCAAAATCCGGTCGAGCAACAGATTATAAAACACGTATGATACGGGCTACGAAGCCTGAAATTGGTCAAGACATAAGAGTACAGAAAAGAGCTCTAGAAAAATTGGATCAATCATCCGATGATATTCTGAATAGATATAGCGCTTATGAAAATTTGGTTAACAGTAATAATGGAAATGAGCCAGCTAACCTAGAACTTAAAATTAGAGATTATCTTTCTGGTAATGAGCAACCTTCGCAAGGCAACCGATCAGAAAAGGAGCAATCCCTACTTCAGCCTCCGCTGCAACCGGAGCATGAACTGATCGCTGGATCCCGATCTGCCCCTCAACAACAAAATGAAGGAATACTTGGATCTTTGGGCAGGAATGCAGTATCTGGTATCGTCAAGGGAGCACAAGGAGCTGCCGGTCTGCTGGGTATACCTGGAAGTATAGAATCTCTGCTGCCTAAGAGTGGTGGACAGATATTGCCAACCATGAATGATATCCAGCAAAGGGTTAAGGGTGCTGCTGAGAAGGTTCTACCTGAGGGATATTTAGAACCTCGAAATAAGTTAGAATCCGGAATTCAGACCTTCGCTGAAAATGTGGGTGCATTCGCACCACATATATTAAGTGGTGGTACGACTGCTATATTGCCTGCCGCAGAGAAAGCTGCTGTTTCAGCGTTTGGATCTACACTTGCTAAAGATGCGATTGGAGGACCATGGGCTGAACTGATAGGAAGTTTAGTGGCTAGCGCTGGGTATGATTTCTGGAAAAAGGGCGGTAATGCGTTCTATACCGTTGCCAGAGCAAGGTCTGAGAAAGGGAAGACTGAGGCATACAATATTGCCCAGAAAGCTATAGTTGATAATAAAATAACCGTTCCAGCTCAGCCCATAAGAAATGAAACTAATAATATATTCAAGAAATTTGAGACCGTTTTAACACCTGCGGAGACTTCAGACCTCCGAAAAACTTTTATTAAGGTTGAAAACGCAGTGAGGGGCAAAGAAGTAGGGGCTCAAGAAATATGGGATCTTAAGAAGATGCTTAATAGATCTATATCTCAAATTGATGACCCCACTCTCAAAGTTCCCTATATACAGTTATCTCAATTATTAAAGGACACGCTGACCGGAATCGGAAAGAAATTTCCAGATTTTGGTGAATCATTTGCCAAAGGAGAATCATATACCGCTGGCCTTAGATTCATGAGTAGTATGACTAAGGCTCTGGAGGGCGTAACTGGTTCTAAATATTATCTTTCTAAAGTTATCTTAAACGGTTTAGGTGCTTTGGGTGGTGGATCATGGGCCCCCCTTGGAAAACTAGGTACCGTATTGGGTGGTAAAAAATTGAGTGAAACATTAGATTTCGCCCGATCTCCTGCTGGAAAAAGGGAACTAGCAAAGGCATTTACTGAAGCAATGTTCGGAGATAAACACGGTTTGCTTAGGGCCCTCAGAGACCTTGAAAAGGGTAAGGTGAAGCGAGAAGAGGAGTCTAGTGGGCCGCTTATATAATAGATCTCTTAACGGTCACCTTTAATATCTCAGGCCTGTAAACCGTGTACCTAGATATAACTTCTTGCTCTATGCATAAGTGAGATATGAGCTCTTTCCACTCAACTATAGGGGGCTGCTTGGATTTAGATACTAAGATATCTCCATAAGTCCCCGGTTGCCATTCGATCACCTTCAGGAATTGCTCTTTGATGTACTCTTTTTTCTTAGAAGCCAACTCGTATTCGGATAGAGCTTGCTTATAGTCCCGTATAAGGCTCTGTAGTTCCATGTCTCCCCCTCGGGATTTATTCTTTATAATAAATATCTACAATAACTTCTTCTTTGCTTAATCCAGTTTCATAGCTTTCTTGAATCCTTAAGAAGATACGATCTCCCATTAAATGCTTGAATATTGTCTCATTTCCTTCGTAGGTCACCAATGAGCATTCAAATGCTGGAATGAATGACCACCCAAATTCACAACTAAGAGCGCATATGTCATGTCTAGTAAGATTAGCTATTCCAACTGCCCAGGGGATCTTTTCTAGCAATATAGGATTATCCTTCGTGGATTCATCGGTGAAATTTTTTATAATAAATTGAACTTTGCGAAGTGGCATTACCTTATGTGATTCTTTGTTTATGTTTCCTCCTCAGGATTATTGTGCTTTTTGATCTTCTGCCAGCCTAATCATCACCGCCTGCGCGATGTACCTCTGTACGCTTATACCCTTCATGGCTGCCATCATCTTGACCTGCGTGTGAATTTCTTTAGGAACACTCGCGGATAGGGTTGCCGTAAGTGATTTCTGTTCGTCCATAAATCCTCATAAATTATTAACTTATTAATATATTAAATTAATGACAGAATTTGTCAAATAATTTATATCGCATCGAGAACTATATGGTTATATAGGAGTATTAACTTTTTAATGGGATTATTTATGTCCACCAATCCTAATAATCTTGACGCATATGGCCTTAGTCAGCCCATAATAAATGTGTTCCCTAGCCCTATAATTAGCAGTAGGGCCCCCACTGCCCTAGATAAAGCTCAATTGGGGACGATATGGGTTAAAAGAACTACGAGTGCATTAACTAATGCTGCCTATATTTTGACTTCTATAGTTAATAATTCAGCAGTATGGCTCAGCACTGGTGGAGGAGATGGTCACTTTTCAACATTATTGGTTGATGGAACGTCTACCTTTAACGGGCAGGTGAATATTAATGCCTCCGTGGTTGTGAATGGTGTTGGGCATAATTTAACGGTGGGTTCCGGTGATATTAATGCTAACGCTGGTAGCATTAACGCAGGCAATCAAATTGTAGGAGCATTGGGAATTGTTGCTCAATCGGGAGGTGTTAGTGTTCAGAGTGGTGATGTAACGGTTACTTTAGGAGATATAACTGTTACAAATGGAGACCTCTTCGTTAGTAATGCCACTTCGGGAAATGGAAATATTACGGCTGAAAATGATATTACATCCACTTCTGGCACCATAACTACCCTTGGTGGTAGCATTGTATCTTCTGGATCTCTTATTGTGGCAGGGGATGTTTCCACTACTGGAAGTCAAGTTGCTATTACAGGTCAAACAAATGCTGCATCGGGATCAGGAACTCTAACTGTTAAGGCAATAGGTTCTGCAAGCCCTGCAAATAACACAGGATTTGTAAAAATATTTATAGGATCTACTCGTTACTGGGTGCCCTATTTTGACCAAACTATTGAATAATAAATTTACCTAAGGAAATAATTATGGCAGTAAACCAACCAAATCAAATTGCGTATGGGCTATCATCGCCCCTTATAAACGTCTTTCCATTGCCTATAGTGAGTCTGCGTACTCCAACAACGGCTGACAAGGCCCAGATTGGTACCTTGTGGATATATACCACGGGTAATGCAGCCTATGTGCTAACCTCTATTGTCAACAACCTGGCTACCTGGGAAAACTTAAGTGGTGGGGCCGGGGTATTTACGAACCTTCATGTCACAGGAATTAGTCTTCTTGATGGCGCTGTCACTATGGGTAGCACCGCGAGTGTTGCTTCATTGTTGACCGCAACGGGTGGAATAACTTCTCCAGCTAATATAGTTACCACTGGAACAGGGGTCATTAACTCAGCTACGACCATGACTGCTGGTACAGGTATCACCGCAACTACAGGTAATATAGTTGCTACTGCCGGACAAGTGAATGCAGGTACAACAATGACCGCGGGTACGGGGATCACTGCAACTACGGGTAATATAACAGCCTCTGGAGCTACTGGAACATTTATAGCCAGTGGAGCCAGTGGTGGATTTAGTGCGCCTAACAGTGGTATATCTGTGGGTACCATAAGTGGTGGATATGTAACTGCACAGACGGGCAATATGACGGCTACTGCGGGTGGATTTATTGCTGGCGGGGGAGCCACTCCTACTGCCATAGCTGGACAAGTTGCTTATGGATCTAATCCCACATTGGGTGCTGGCGGAAGCGGTGTATATGTGATAACGGGAGTAAGCGGTGCTGGAAATACCGTTAGTTCGGGATTCCTGCAGGTTAACGTAGCGGGAACTAGTTACTATGTGCCACTATTTGCAAGCTACGATGCATAGGATTTGACTATGGAATTTAAAAATATAATCGGGCTATCCGTCACTAAGAATGATCGTGAATACATGCTACACATTCCCATAGGGGCTCCTCATGGAGAAGTGTATGATGTGCTATTTCAAATGCTCCAGAAAGTAGCAGCTGAAGCTTTAGCCGCTGCGGAACGAGCAGCTCCTAAAGAGGTATCGCCTATTGATGGAGACCAGGATGGCAACTAAAAATGTGCTTCTTCCTATACCGCTCACTTCGGTTGCGGGATCGGCGTTTACGGGAAGCTATCAAGCAATCAACTCATCTGGACTTCCTCAAGGGGTTTGTATTCTTCGTATTATTAATAACAGTAGTTCTGATGTGCTTATTAGTTATGACGGGAGCACTAATCATGATTTCGTTACTAAAAGTGGCGGGGTACTCACTATTAATGCACAGACTAATGCTCAGCCTAATACTTCTATAGCTAACTTTCGGGCAGGAACAATTGTGTACTTAAATGGAACGGCTTTAAGTACCGGAAATTTATATCTTGCTGCTTATTATCAACCACAGGCCTAGAGGGAGTTGTTATGGCGCAGAATCTATGCCTTAGGATGTATCCCGAGGCTATTCGCACGGTTGCTTTTGGTGGCATATCAGGAACTTACGCTGGAATGGGAGCGCCTTTTGCAAATCCAGTGCGTATATTTTGGTTACAGAATCAAACAGATGTGCTTTTAACCTTTAGTTTTGATGGGATTACGGATCATTTTGTGCTTCCCTCTGAGGCTTTTGTATTACTTGATGTTTCAAGTAATTCATCACTTCCGGGTGGTGCGCTTTACTTCGCCCAGGGACAGCGTTTGTATGTTAAGGGATCTCCATCATCGGGATCAGTATACTTGACAGTGTTCTATGGAGTAGGTGCCTAAAGGAGAAATTATGTCACAAAGTGGAAAAGTTCAACACAGCATAGCTCCTGGTACCTATGTAGAGACTCTCACTGGTAACACGGGCGGACCAGTACCACCAGATGGTTCGGGCAATATTAATGTGATTGGAGACGGAACCACTGTTAATGTGGTAGGAAATCCCGGTACCAATACGCTTACTATAAGTTCTGGTGGATCGGTAGCTATTACCTATGACGCTGATGCGGGTAGTGCTACGCCCGCATTGGGTGTAATAAACTTTCTAGGTGGTACTAATATTTCATCGTCTGCAATAGGTAATACCGTAAACTATGGACTTACGGGTATAGTGGCTATTGCTAATGGGGGTACCAATGCTAGTTCTTTCGCCAATACGTATGGTGTAGTTTATTTTGATGGAACGAGATTAGTTGATACAACGGTAGGTACTGCCGGTCAAATACTCACCAGTAATGGCGCTGGTGTGGCACCCACCTTCCAAGCAGCCCCCGCTAGTGGCATACAAACCATCAATGGCGATACTGGATCGGTAACGGGATCTGCAGTAACTATAGATGCGGGAAACGCGTCGCTTAATAGTGGCAGTTCGGTATCTATTGATGCTATAAGCGCTACCGAGCTGCAACTCAATGTCAGTGACGCATCTCAAAATACAATCATAGGTAATAGTTCGGGCAATCTTACCCTTACCGGTATATTTAATACCGGACTTGGTCAGGATGTCTTGGGTGCTCTCACCACGGGAAGTGCCAACATTGCCATAGGTGCGGACTCTTTAGATAATGAAACTAATGGTGTCGGGAATGTGGCCATTGGTTTGAATTCTATGAATCAAGCAAATGGGTCTACAGACAACGTTGCGGTAGGATCGCACTCTCTAGAAACATTGACTACGGGTGTATTTAACATTGCCATAGGATCTTCTGCAGGATCTGATCTTGGCTCATCTGAATCAAGCAATATTTTGCTCAATAGTACGGGCGTCGTGGGTGAAAGTAACACCTTAAGAATCGGTGAGTCGTCTGGGGTAGGAGCTGCCGATCTGGCAGCCGCTTTTATATACGGCGTAAATGGTGTTACGGTATCTAATCAGCTTATGGTGGTGCTTGATAGCGTCACCGAGCAATGGGGAACGGCTACTATTCCTGCTAGCGGCATACAGACTCTAACGGGAGATGACGGACTTTCTGTAACGGGAAGTAATGTTAACATATTGGCCAGTAATGCAGCATCAGACTGCGGAAAGACAGTATTATTTAAGCGTATAGCTGCCGATACCATGGAGCTAAATGTTACCGATACATCGGGTAATACTATTATAGGTCTACAGGCAGGTGCCAGTTCTGCTTTAGCGACTGGAAATACCGCATTAGGTAGGTATGCACTTCTTAATGCCACTGGTTCAAACAATGTGGTTATAGGTGATCAGCCCGCCCTTAACAACACGGGAAACCAGAATATATATATAGGGGCTCAAGTCGTTCCCAATATAACCAGTGGTGGTAATAATATAGTTCTAGGATTTACCGCCGGAGCTGGTTATGGAAGTACTGAAAATAGTAATATCTTGATCGGTTCTGAAATTCCCGGAGTTGGCGGAGAAGCGCACACTCTCAGAATCGGCAACGGTACGGGCAGTGTAGGTGTTGGTCAGCTGGCAGCGGCTTATATCGCCGGTATCAATGGGGTTACAACTTCAAACTCAATGATGGTCACTATAGATAGCACTACTGATCAGTTAGGTGTTGCCACTATACCTTCTGGAATATTGCCATGGAATAATGTCACAGGTACAAGCTCGGCGATGGCGGTCAATAATGGCTATATAGCTAACAATGCCGGTCTGGTTACTTTAACACTTCCCGCAACTGCAGCAGTTGGTTCGGTTATTGAAGTTGCTGGTAATGGGGCCGGGGGCTGGACTATAGCGCAAAATAGTGGCCAGACTGTTCACTTTGGTAATGTAAATACGACAACAGGGGCTGGAGGTTCTTTGTCTTCTATTAATAGATATGATTGCCTGCAGATGGTCTGTACTGTTGCCAATACTGACTTCGTTATTAAAGCATCTATGGGAAATATAACCTACGTATAGGATTTATATGGCAAATAATAACGCAACTAACCATTCAATGTTAGTTACCACATTTAACAGTTCCGGTACTTGGACCATGAGCCCTCGTACTATATATGTACGCGTTATTGGGGTATCTGGTGGAGGAGGTGGAGCTTCAGGAGCACAGGGTCTCACTACTCTCTCGGGTGGAGGTGGTGGGGGTTCTAGAGGCTATGCATTTATGTATGAAGGTCCTGCCGCTACCTGGAGTAATTCCGGTGTTACAGTAACTATCGGCGCTGCGGGTACAGCTGGGGCAACACAGGCGAGTGCTAATTCCGCTGGAAATCCTGGAGGAACAGGGGGAGCCACATCTTTCGGAACAATATCAGGAACTGTGGGAACTGCCGCGACGGCAGGATCTCTTTCTGGTAATGCTAATGGTGGTGGTGCGGTAACTGGTGCGGGAACAACATTTACTCCATCGGCAAGCCTTGGAGGAGGAGGCAATGGGACATTGACTGTGGGTGCCAACTCAGTAAACTCGGGGGGAACATCTTCGGGTGCTTACGAGCCTACCTCTGGTGGCGGCGGAGGAGGAGCCGATTCTACCACAGCAAGAACGGGCGGAACGGCTGGTAGTGTCAACTCAGTCAATGGGAGCACTGTTTTACTGGCTGGCGGTGTTGGTGGCATAGAGACCGGAACTATCAATGGCGGCAATGGCAAC